CGTCCTCCCCATAGGGGGGAGGACACCAACCTTTGCGTGAGGATTTCTTTTGTCATCATGAAAACTCAATTCCGTTCTAAATCACGGCGCCTGTCAACCTTCATGGGAAGAAATTGTGCCGTTCCTAGCTACTCGACAGTGTCGCAGAGCTGGGGCGCATTCTATGAATCCTATCGGTTAACACGTGAAAATGCCCACAATTATCGTAAGTATTTCTACGATAACCAGAGAACCATGATCTCGCCAACTATGGCGTCATGTCTGGATGTAATTGGGCACGAAGAAATTGAGTGTACTACAGGTCGGGTTTTTAACTACTGTGACCATAAAAAAGTCCAGTCGGTTAACTTACCTTTTACCGCATTGCACAGGCAGTACAATCAAGCCTGGCCTCCCGCAGTATGGTGGGATTCAACCATCTGCTACGCCGAGCCCTATTGGAGGTTCCCAGTACCTAGTATGGTATGGGACCTTTCAACGGAGAATGCGCGGTCTTTGCTGCAGAGCAAAGAGAAAGATCTGGGGTTTTCAAGTCGAGCGTATTGGTCAATGAGACCAAAATTTCAGTCAGACGTTAGCATGGTCAATACTGTCTTAGAACTAAAGGACTTTAAAGACTTGTTGCCTCTCGGGAAAAAGATCATTGATCTCCGAAAGGACGGCGCGGTTATGAAAGCCGCTCGCTACGTCAAACAACGACTGGGAATGCTCGGTACTGTTCCAGATGCACTTGCGTCTGCCATCCTTACCGTTAATCTAGCGATCAAACCAACGATTTCGGATTTCGGGGCAGTCTGCAACGTAATTAACCAGGACCTCAATGCAAAATTCAACAACTTCGTTGATTATGGCAAAGAGGGGGCTCGCTCGCATTACACTGAGCGCGGCATTGTCAACCGGAATATATTAGCAGGGGATTTTAACTCCTACTGGTACGGACCGGGTACACAGGCAACTTGGCGAAAAACCGCTACGTCTATATCGTACTTCGATTATAAGACGAGAGATGCGGTAGCACTTACCAAGAAGTTCTACGGTTTGGAATGGGATGCGGGGAAAGTGTGGAATGCATTACCACTGTCTTTCCTACTCGACTACTTTTTTAAAATCGGGGACGCATTAGAAATGATGACAGTTGACTCGGATGTACATCTCCGAGGTCAGTACTATTGTGAATCGACTAAGGTTTTGTTCAGCCAAGGTCAGTTCATTATACCTGACGATCGGCTCGAAATGCTCGTTATTGACGGTGACCCAAAGGTCAATTGCCGTACAAGTGACGAGGCCCTCTTAGTTACAGGGCTAAATCGAGCTGTCTACAGGCGGGTGCCAATGGAACCATATAAGGGACTGGCTTTGCCACGTGTGGCAGTACCATCCTTTAATCAGTGGTCCAATCTGGCTAGCCTCGCTTGGTTGTTTACACGTTGACGTCTACCGCATACTGCGGCGGCTTACATCCACGAAACGGATTTTACATATATAGGAGAAAAGACCATGGGCCTCTTCAGCTCGCTTGTATTTAACAACGGCACAGATCACACTTTTATTGAGGTAGGACAAATTCCAGACACAAAATCGATTATACGCAAGTATATCGAAACTGGCGTAAGCCAGGCGCTGAAATCGTTCTTCCTGGTCAAGCAGGACCTTTCGTCCAAAACATTGCGACGAGGTCTTCTGCAGCGATCAAAACTGGTTGCGGGGACAGATGGAGTACTTTATCCCATCACCGTGAATTTCACGGTCACTTGCAATCAGAAACACGCAGACGCGGATGTGATCCTAGAGCAAAAGCTACTTGCTGATGCTATTGCCGACACCACTTTCCATACTAACTTCGCAGCTGGGTTATCATAACCAGTCTAAGAGCTTGGTCGTAGGATAGTGGGGTGTGCATATGAAAAATCTGGAGAACAATAACCCCATGGCTGGAGGTCCACGTGAAACTAAACGGAACCGGAACAGCCAAAATGACGATAAGTCGAATCAACCCTCAACCAGGTGCATTGTCAAAATCTTACTATGGCGCGTTGTTACGTGCCTTGTTGACAGATGCATCAGATATTTTCGCGCATTGGTATAGTAACGCTGACGTGGCCCGAGACATCAATACCGTAAACAACCGGCTAGATGCGGAGGGCCTCGGATTTGTTACAAAAACGCTACCGACACTGATTTCAGGGTTATTAACCCTTCTTGAAAGTGGCGATGCAAGCTTCCCGCAGTTCAAAATCAAACGCGGTACGGAACACCCAGCTTTTTTAGGCCGACTGTTCCACCTTGTATTAAGTAGCGCTACCAAACCGGATATTCGCCGAAAGGCCTTTGATTGCATTTACACTATCTCAGTCTCCTTCAAAAAACTGAAGGGAGAATATCCCAAGTCTGTGTTAAGAAAACAATTCAAGGACTTCGTTGAGGTCGATGAGGCTTTACTGAATCTTGATTGGTTCAGTGAAGAAAGACTCCCTATCATGAACGTGGCACGTGCCATTGTCCATGACATGTTTAGGGACTTCACTTTGTCCGACGCTAAGGCTTTTTTGCCGCAGCCAGGGCCTGGTGCTACAAACACACCAACGAAAAAGCATGCTAGATACCAGCCTAGCGTGGTCTACAGACAAATAGACAGGGTTATGCCCGTTTACGAGTGGTGGTATCCCCACCCTTGGGACGCTTGCCTGTCAGCTGGACACTTACAGCGCATTTATAAAAACGCTGTTAATGAACCGTGCGCTCGATTCAAATTCGTCCCAAAAACAAACGGGAAAGCGCGCGGTATATGCATCGAAGAGAACGAAATGCAAGTGATGCAACAGGCTGTACGGAAAGCTATGTACAGTCTATTCGATCGGTCATATAGGCCGTTTATCAGCCTAACAGATCAGTCGATTAATGCTAATCTTGCACTTGAATCATCCTCATCTGGCGAAATGTCGACTATCGACATGTCGGATGCATCGGATCGCGTTGCACGTGAGCTGGTTTCCTGGTTGTTCCAGGATAATCGCGAACTGCATGACGTGCTCATGGCGTTGTCCACGAAATGGATTATGCCTCCGAAAGAGTTAAGGGATGATTATCCCTGTGTGTTGCGTACAGCTAAGTACGCGCCTATGGGCTCAGCACTTTGTTTCCCTGTCATGACCGTAGTACATAGGTCACTGATACAGGCGATAATTTGGCTGAGCGATGCAGAAGCGGAAAAAAGGTTTAGTAATCCCTCTAACGTTCCTGTGTATGTTTATGGTGACGACATAATTGTTGAATCCAACCATGCCGAATTCGTTATGACCCAACTTCCCTTGTTTGGGATGAAGATCAATAAGAGTAAGTCCTTTTATAGATCAGGGTTCAGGGAATCCTGCGGCATCCATGCCTATCAAGGTACGGATGTCACCCCGGTGTATGCAAAATACACACCTCACCACAATACTGATAAGGCTATAGCCTCACTCTTCGGTAATGAAGCTGATTACAACAGTAAAAAATTCTTCAAAGCCGCAGAACTCGTTCGATCCTTTATGCAGAACAGATTTACTTTTGTTCCTGCAGACCTTTCGATCGCGGGATATTCTCGCCTCCTTGATGATGGTAAGTTCGCAGCATTTAAGCGCGACCATCGGTTAGGTTGGAGCAAAGACCTTCAGTGTCGTACGTACCTTTTGCCAAAATTGGAGCAGCCCATTGAGCGTCAAGTTATATCCGACGATCAAGAAGCATACCTCCGTTGGTTGTGGGTGCATGCGAAGAACGAAGGTAAGGTTGGCAAACCTTTTAATCTTTGCAGTATTGGTGACTCGTTCAACGATATAAAAATCGTTAAACGCCGCGTGTTTGAGTCCGCACTTTCTAGTCCCTTGTCTGGAGTCAGCAAAGTAATCGACAGATCCGTTACCATAGGATCGCGTATGTCGCCTTTGCTGAGAAATTTCGCACCGCAGATCATTGTTCTTAGATCTGCAACGCGACTCCAGACACCAAACGAGTACAACTGCGTTTGGGTTTGAAGGATTGAAGGGTGTAAGTAAGGAGACACGCTCC